AGAAAAAACAACCTTTGTGGTATTATGAAGCTTTAAAGACTGCAAAGACAAACGAAGAGAGAAGCACTTTAAGAAGTAAAACCTTTACCGGTATAGCTCAGGCAATGGCAAACCAATTTACAAAACCACTTAAACAATTAAAACTATTATGACAGACCAAGAAGCAAAAGAGATTTTAAACAAACCATCGATTTGTAAAGAGGCAGAGCGTTCAGTGCGAGATATGAAACTAAAGCTCGCTAAATACTCAGGCGATAAGACAGAGCAAACTAAACACTTGCAAAACTTAGATAATTTGATTAACTTAGCCTATAAGCAAGCCGTAGACATAGACGCTTACGAGGAGTTGTTAGCTACTTACCTATTTAAGATGGGAGAGCAGCAAGCCAAAATAAGAGAGTTATGCGAACTAAATGCAATGAGTAACAAAATAGTAGAGCTATAATTATAAACTAATTGTTAACAATATGAACCACTTTTATACTTCAGACGATGAGCGAGTAGCAAAGAGCGTTATAGATGCTCGAGTAAGGGAGGCGAAGAGTAACGCACTAAGCGAACAATTTTGGGAATTTGGATATAACTTTTGTACCGATTGCCTAAGCTCTGCTGGTCGTTTAGACTGCTCGCATACAATAAGCGTAGACGAAGCACAAAAGACTCGTAGAACAGAACTTGCCTGGGACGTAGATAATATAAAAGTAAGGTGTAGAGATTGCCACTTAAAGCACGATAGTAAAAGTAGAATAAAATGAAACTAAAAAATAGTATGAAAGGATTAATACAAGTAACCGCTACCAAGGGAGGGCGTACAATAACAAGCGAGGTCTTTGGAGATATGGGAGACAAAGAAACTTTATTCGGTCAGCTTATGAACCGTCACAAAATAGTACATAACGAACGCCACTTATGGAAGCTGAGTAGCGTAGTAATAAACGAAGAGGTAAACTTATGACGAAAAAAGAACAGATAGCTCACTTTGGTTATATAACGGGCGAGATGGAAAAGGTCTTATTTAGCAAAGGAGATGATTACGCTAACACCGATAGACTCAGTAACTTTAAATTGGCTGGAGCTATAACGGGAGGCAACGCAAGTACTAACTGTTTAAACCTAATCTCTACCAAAGTAGCAAGGCTTGGAGTACTTTTAAACTCCGATAAAGAACCTAACAACGAGAGCATAGAAGATAGTGTCTTGGATTTAGCAAATTATAGCGTACTTTTGTGGATGATAATAAACGAAAATAAATAAATAACAATGGAAAAAACAGAAAAAGTATTCGCAGAGGGTTTTATGTTTAAAATGAAACCGAACTCTCCTGAGTGGGTTGTAGGTCAATTAAGCCTAAAAGCAGACGAGGCAATATCCTTTATTCAAAATAACACAAATAAAGGTTGGGTAAACCTAAACGTTAACATAGGCAAAAGCGGTAATCCTTACGTAGAGCTTGACACTTGGAAGCCAACGCAAGCGGCTGCAACTTCTACCGACCCTGATGGGCTGCCCTTTTGAGATTAGAAGAGATATATTTCGATAAGTCGATTAGAGATTACGCTCTAAAACTTACAAACAACCAGCAAGAAGCCGAGGAGTTAGTCTCTTTGGCTTTTGACATTTGTAGCCATAAGCCCCCAAAAGAAAATATGAAGGGGTACTTCGCAATAGTGATGCGCAACCAATGGCTAAAAAAATGCAATAAGACAGACCCTTACTGGGCGATAGAAGAGAGTGAGAGCGAAGATATAGAAGACGTACTCTCTAAGATGAGCCACTACAACGCTAATCTAATTAGAGCCGTTTACAATGGAGATACTCTAATAAAAATACACAACGAGACATCGATAAGCTACCGCAGCATTAAAAGCGACTACAAGAAAGCAAAAAAAGAATTTAAGATAATGTACGAAAACAAAACCAAAATAGCTATCGTTATGAGTACGGTTAGTGGGGTAAGCTATCACCGCTTAATGATGCCACTTGTTAGGCTTAGCCAAGACTATGGAATAGAAGTAACTTGCTTAGTAAATAACGCTGACGACTTTTTAGAGAAGCTTGACGGAGTAACCCACGTTATTTTTAATCGTAATATCTCCGAGCTTATGAAGCCTGAAGAGACTATTTTAATTTTAAAGGCAAGAGGTATTAAAGTTATTTGCGATATAGATGACTACTGGGTGCTACCTAAAGGACATCCGTTACAATTATTTTACTCTCGTAGCAATATGGCTAAGTGTATTTTAGCAAACATTAAATTTGCAGACCAGGTATGGACTACTACAAAGATTTTAGCGGAAAAGATAAGACCTTATAACAAAAACGTAGAGGTGATTAAAAACGCTATTGACCCGAACGAAAAACAATTTGCCTACGAAGATTTATCTTTAAAATTCGACACTTTCTTTTACTCAGGAGGCAGTACTCACCTTAAAGATTTAAAACTATTAGGTAACGCCTTTGATAACGAATACCTAACCGTTAAAAGCCCGAGAGTACCTAAGCGAATGTCTCCGATACTTCAGCAAGTTAGCAGCATCCAAGAGTACGCTACCGAGTATCAGCATTGCGGAATATGTGTAATACCTTTGAGAGATAACCTATTTAACCGCTGCAAAAGTGAACTTAAAATGATAGAGGCGGGACACTTTGCAAAGCCCGTAATAGTAAGCAACGTAATGCCTTACAACCTACTCGCTACTAATAGCAATAGTTTGAAGGTACACGGCAATGACTGGGCGGCTGCGATAAAGAAAATAAAAGGAAACTATAATATGCAAATAGAGTTAGGGCTAAAGCTAAAAGAAGACGTAAAAGCTAAATATGATATAGTAAAAGAGAACGCAAAAAGACTTCAAACATTATGAAATATAATATAATAAAAAGATACCGAGACGCTGAGAGCGGAGCTGTATTTAATTTAGGCGAACAGATAGAGCTTAAAGACCAAAAGAGAATCAAAGAACTAAAAGCAAGCGGGTGCATTGAGTCAGTAGCCAAGCGTAAAAAGAAATGAGCGAAGAGCTGGAGCAGCAAATAAGAGTAATAGTCAAGCAACAAGGCGGAGGTATAAGCCCGAACCTTAGAGCAGAGTTTCAAAGGCTTTGCCAGGAGGATTTTGCGTACCGACCTGACATTACTTGCGGTAAGTGTATATATAAGCATAGCGTAAAGCTATTTGACAAATATTTAAAATGATAATTGAAACTAAAAAGCTAACGGATTTAATACCCGCTCCGTACAACCCAAGAACCTCTAATAAAAAACAAGAAAAAAACTTAAAGGAGTCTTTATCTAAATTTGGATTAGTTGAGCCTATTATCTTTAACCAAAGAACGGGCTATATTGTAGGCGGTCACTTTAGAGTAAGAGAGCTTAAAAAGTTAGGTTATAAATCGGTAGACTGCGTTATAGTAGATTTGTCAGAAGACGACGAGAGAGAATTAAACGTAAGGTTAAACGCTAATACTGGAGCTTGGGACTTTGACCTACTCGCTAACGAATGGAATATAGACGAGTTAGTAGACTGGGGTTTAGAAGGCATACCTTTTGATATAGAAGAAGAGCCAATAGAGAAAGAAGATAAGCAAATAGAAACTTGCGAAAAGTGCGGTAAAGAAATTTAACAAAAGTTAACAAAAAATTAGTAAAAAGAATATGGACACTAAATTAGCTAAAAAATCTTTTATAGAAGCTTATAAAAAAACCTTTGGGAATGTTAGTCAGTCTTGTAAAGTAGTAGGAATAAGTAGAACTATCCACTACCAATGGTTAAAAGAAGACGAAGACTATAAAAATGAATTAGATAACATAGAGCCTTCTGAAATGTTTTTAGACTATGCGGAAAGTAAATTAGTTGAGAATATAGGTAAGGGAGATACTACCGCTATAATTTTTACCTTAAAGACTAAAGGCAAGAGCAGAGGTTACGTAGAGCGTCAAGAGATACACCAAGAGACAACATACAAGAGCCTCGATATTAATATAATTGATACTGGCGTACCTTTAGCGAGTAGCGAGAAAGATATAGTTGATTAGTACCACCTCAGTATATCGAAGTAACTATAATTCCAAAGCGGATATAATAGTAAACCAGGGCGGGACAAGCTCAGGTAAAACCTACGCTATACTACAAGTACTA